GAGAGAATAAGAACAATTCCTAGATAATTGTTCTTAAAACTTACTAAATGCCATGTTAATGTAACATGGCATTTTTTTTGTCTAAGTTATTGTTTTTATTGTATAAATCGGGGATGGTATACCATAGTACACACCAAATTTTATATTTTTTACGGCAAAATTTTATACACCAAGTTCACCTCAAACGACCCCCATCTGTTTGAAAAACGACCACCAAAAAAATTTTTCACAAAAAAATCTTGCACTTTTGTGCAATCAATACTATATATAGTATGAAATGAGGTACAAATGGCAACATATAGATTCAAGCTCCCCCGTACAAGGGAGTTCAATGTCAGAAGTGACAATCATTTAATGCAAGAGATAGCGACTTCGTTGTGGTGCAAGGGCATGGAGATGTCTTCGCTCCTCAAAAACGTAGCCAATGCCTGCTGCGACTGGAATGGCAAAGCGTATCGTTACGGCACGAAGGAAGAATTAATTGCAGACATGAAAAAAAATAACATTTTAATAAACATGGACGAAAGGAAAGCCAATGAAACGAACTGATTATGGGTATGCAGACCTGACAAGCAAGGAGATTTACAATTATCGTAAAGATCTGGGCATGAGTCAGGCAAAATTATCCAAAAAACTAGGACTAAGCCTAAGAACTTGGTGTCATTACGAGTATGGAACGCAAAGAATGCCAGTTTCTGTGCACATGGCACTCCAATTTTTACAAAATGGGGGTGAAGAGGTAGAAAAAGCACATGAAAGTGTAAAAAAACACCAAGATCCACTGACAAAATACGACATGGACAGGATTACGAGGCTAAGACAGTCGATAAAAGACACTTTAGCGTCAATTAAGGACAGTTTAGACCCTCTACCAGCTAAAATCATCACACAAAGCGATAAAGAGATGGGCTTTCTGTTGTCAAAAATAAATAATTGATATAATATCTCTACAAGAACAAGTTTTTTGTGGAGAGATACATGGCAAACGGACCTCTTGGGGGATTTATGCCTACCCCACCATCACCAGGTCAACCACCTCAGGTGAAATTAGAGACATCTGCTGAAAGTAGGGGTGCTTTCAATAAATTTTTAGGTACTTTGCCGAGCAATGGAGCAATAGCTCCCATCCAGACAGGAGTTGTTCCATCCTCCACAGCTCCTGTCTCTCCAGTAACGAGTAACGTTAACATATTCCAGCCACAGATGTCACAAATGGCTCCTATGGCTCCAATGCCTATGATGCCACCAGCACAACCAATAAAAATGATGCAAGAGGGTGGAGTAGCAGATTTTGGTGACTTTTTTGACGAAGTAACGTCTTATGCTGACGATGATAGGTCAGATTTTAGTGATTCAGGCAACAACTTTGACGAAGGATTTACTGAAGAAGAAGATCCAGATAGAGCTGGTGATTATCAAACAGATGACAGTGGTATTTTTACTGGCACAGGTGGTGACGATAGTCCTCCACCAGTTGTAGACACACGACCACGAACAAACATCACTAATGTAGGTCCTACGTCAAATTTAAGGTTTGATCCACAGTTTACTGCCGATCTGTTAGGAAGACGATTTGGAGATAGCAACATATCAGGTTTTATGGCTCCAGCAGACTTTGCACAAACAAGGCAAGGTGGTGCAACTGATCAGACATCAACAGTTGGCTTGCCGTCACTTGGTCTAGGTCAAAATCTTTTAACTCAAAAACCAACAGTATCAAGGCAAGATGTCCTTACGGCAGCAAATAGATTATCTGATGTAGCTCCAGCAGCTTCTGTGCCACTAGCACCCACATCACCATTCTTTGATCGTGATTTATTAGATGATCCATTAGGTCTTGGTATTAGAACAGGCTTTGGACCTACAGTAGATGCAATTGAAGAAGGAAGAGCTAGAGCCAGAGCATTTCCAAGTGCAGGCACACCTGTCGCATCATTAAGAGGTGGTATTGATAGACTTATAAGTCCCCCAAATGTGCAAACAGGACCTCCTTCAATTACAACGATAGAAGATGATTTAATTCAAGGACGTGGATTAGGAGAAAATATTAATAATCCTGGTAACATCAGAACTGGTGGTGGGTTTGATGGTGAGATTGGCAAAACAAGAGATGGATTTGCTATTTTTGACAGTATGAAATCTGGTGTTGATGCAATTAACAAATTATCTACAACATACGGAAAAGAAAGAAATATTAACACAGTAAGAGAGTTTGCTAATAGATATTCACCAGTGGGCGAAAACACAGCGAAAGAAGTTGCTGGTAAAATCAATCTTTTAAGTAACGCACTAGGGGTAGGACCTGACGAGAAAGTTAATTTTGCAGATCCTAAGATCCAAGCAAAACTAACACCAGCAATAATAACATCTGAAATTGGTCCGAAAAGGGCACAAAACGTAGCAAATGTATTAAGAGGATTTGATCCAAAACCTTTAGATGATGCAAATGTTGCTACAGAGCCATTTACATCTTTTGATGTAACGCCTTCAGTTGATACTAATTTACAGGCTTTAGAAAGATCTGCCAATAATCTGCCAGCAAACATATCTTTAAATAATTTAATTGCTGCCACGACACCTGGCACACCTCAATACGAAGCTACTAGAGGAGATGATTTATCTTCAATAGAAGCAGGAGGCAGTCCATTTGCACCAAATACATTGTTTAACTTTGATAGAAGACCAGACGATTTTGAAGAACCAGTAGGCACACCAGGTGCTTTAAGACTTGGTGATCAGTTGTTTGCACCAGGCACAGGAGAGTTTAGGTTCAGTCCTGCTGCCGTGACATTATCTGATCAAAGGGATCTAAATGAAATGCGTCAGATTGATGATGATGAATTTAATCCTAAAGTTATTGAAGCGTATGAAAGAGGTTCAACTTTAGGAAAAGCGTTAGCTAATGATTTTTTAAACGCAAATAGAATGCCTGGTATAGGAGTGTCTAATTTTTTAAATAAAACTCCCACTCTTTCTAGCAACTTGACTACAGCAGGCTCTCAGTTTGGAAGAGGCTCACAAGTATCAAGTCCTCCTAACATAAGACCTAATTTACAAGAGCAAGTGGCAAGAGGTATAAGAGATAGTGCTGATAGAGATGCAGCAGCTTTATCATTAGGCATTGCACCATTTACCCGACAAGACACAGGAGTTAGTGACAGAGTTAGAGGCACAGGAGATGCTGTTGAAAATCTCTTACAAGCAGGCAGAAGAGAAGAGCTATTAAATCGTGGACAACTTGCCGAAAGAGATAAAGTGGTACAAGAGATGGAAGCGATAGACAGAGAGCCTGATCCAATTGATACTACAAATATTACAGAGACTGCACTAGGTGGTAGAGGAACTGCACCAACCACAGACCTTACAAGAGGTCCTCAAGTATCAATTGTAGGCGATGATCCAATAGCTCCGTTAGAAACTAGAGACATTGTTGGTGATGTAACACAAGAGCGAGTAGCTGATATTTTAAACAGACCAGATCGTTTTAAAGATACATTTAAGATTGGTGATGCAGAATTTCCAAACTTAATTGCTACACTTGCTAACAAAGCTGGTTCATTCTTTGACAGACGTTTGTTTGATGGCATTGTTAAGAAAGGTCTTGATGCCGTTGTCGATCCTGACACAGGAAGAATTATTGGAGCCAAAGATGAATTTGGTAATTTAATTGAAGGACGTGATTTAGAGCAATTCAGAGATGAAGGTGGGGATTCAGATCCAATTGGAACATTTTTGAAAAAAGCAACAGAAGATAAGGAAGAAAAAGACACAACACCTAACGTATTTGGAGGAGGGACACCTAGAAAAACCCTTGAAAATGTACCCACAGTAGTCTCTTCTCCATTCCAAGCTAGAGACATAAACTTTAGACCTGTAGGATTTGACGCAGGAAATTTAAATAAACTTATTGAAAGAATAACAGGTGTGCCATCACCAAGAAGAATGCAAGAAGGTGGCACAGTAGCAGCAGTGGATAGATTTTTATCTAAGGTAGCATGACCAACTTACAATATGCTGAGTATTTAAGTGATGATGAGTTACAAAAAGTAGCACCATTACTCAAAAGACTTAAAAAGCTAGAAGACAGATCAGAGTCGCAAGAAGATTATTTACGTTTTGTAAAAAAGATATGGTCAGGCTTTATTGAGGGTAAGCATCACAAGATCTATGGTGAGAAACTACAAGCTGTAGCAGATGGCAAGATCAAGCGTTTGATCGTTAATATGCCTCCCAGACATACTAAGTCTGAGTTTGCAAGTTACTTATTTCCTGCATGGCTGATGGGAAAAAGACCAGACCTTAAAATAATACAAGCAACACACACGGCTGAACTTGCCGTTGGCTTTGGTCGTAAAGTAAAAAATTTAATTGACAGCGAAGATTTCAGAGACATCTTTCCTGATGTTAAGCTTGCCTCTGATGCAAAAGCTGCAGGAAGATGGTCAACAAATAGTGGGGGAGAGTATTATGCCGTTGGTGTTGGAGGTGCTTTAGCTGGACGAGGTGCTGATTTGCTCATTATTGACGATCCTGTGTCTGAACAAGATGCTTTAAGTCCAACTGCTTTAGATGGTATTTATGATTGGTATACGTCAGGTCCACGACAGAGATTGCAACCAGGTGGTTCGATTATTATTGTCATGACACGTTGGGGCATTAAGGATTTGACTGCACGAGTATTGCAAAAACAAGCAGAAGGTGGTGCTGACAGATGGGAAGTTGTTGAGTTTCCTGCGATATTTCCAGACACAGGTAATGTGTTATGGGAAGAATATTGGTCAAAAGAAGAATTAGAGGCTGTTAAATCTTCGATACCTGTGTCAAAATGGAACTCACAATATATGCAAAACCCTACTGCTGAAGAGGGTGCAATTATAAAAAGGGAGTGGTGGAATGTTTGGGATAGTTCTCAGCCGCCTGTGTGTTCATACATCATACAGTCATATGACACGGCTTTCACGAAGACTGAGCGTTCTGATTACAGTGCTATTACTACTTGGGGTATTTTTACACCTGT